AATGCCAATCAGTATACATACCTTATTAATAAGGATGTTAACTTTATACGCGAAGCCTTTCCAAGTACTTCTTCTGCATTTAATCAGCAACCTCAGTATTACGCGCTTTTTGGTCCACAGTATGGCAACGTTGCCGAACTGAGTTTTTTGTTAGGACCAACCCCAGACCAAGCGTATGCAGTTGAGCTGCATTACTACTATTACCCACCCACAATCATCCAAGGTTCAGTCACAGGTTTGACGATTGCCACTGGTGGCTCTGGCTACATGGCGGGTACATACTATGACGTCACACTTAATGGCGGTAATGGGAATTCTTGTATTGCTACGATCACAGTGTCTTCAGGGGGTGTTGTCACGGCAATCACTCCTACAAGTGGTGGCGCATTGTATTCTGTTGGAGACGTTTTAACTGCACCGACAACTATTGGCGCTAGTGGCACAAACTTTACTTGCACGGTATCTACTGTTTCTAATGCAACTGGTACTACATGGCTTGGTGACAACTATGACTCTGTACTTTTGTACGGTTGCTTGGTCGAGGCTTACACATTCATGAAGTCTGAGGCAGACATCATTGCGGGAATTGACGGCAAGTACAAAGAAGCGCTTATGGAAGCAAAACGTTTGGGCGACGGACTGGAACGCCAAGACGCATATCGTTCTGGTCAGTATCGTCAGAAGGTGACATAAAATGGCATTTACTGGCAACTGGGCGTGTGATGTGTTTAAGACCGGCATGATGAATGGGGTGTACAACTTCACGTCCGGCAATTTTTACATTGCGCTTTATACCAATTCTGCTACGCTTAATCAAACTACCCAGTCTTATACCAATGCAGGTGAGACGTCAGGTACAGGTTATACCGCAGGCGGTCAACTTCTTGTCATTAACCAGGTTCCAACAGTAGGTTCAAGCGGGGACACAGCGTATGTATCTTTTGCCAACGCTGTTTGGACTGGTGCAATAAGCGCAAGAGGTGCTCTTATTTATTTAAATAACGGCACAACAAATCCAGCAGTTTGTGTTTTAGATTTTGGCGCGTCCAAGACTTCCACAAATACTTTTACCGTTCAATTTCCCGCCGCAACTAATACTTCGGCAATTATCAGAATTTCTTAAGGAGTCGAGATGACAAACGAAATTTCAAACTTTGGCGATCACGCTGAAATCTCTTTACAAGCCAACGCTAAAGTTCCTGAAGGAATGGGTATTGAAGGTTGGTACCACGTTGTCTGCCGCGATAAAGATGGCAACATTAAATGGGAAGAAGAGTTTCCTAACCTTGTGGTTGCAGTTGGCAAGCAGTTGCTTTTAGATACATTGCTTAGAACATCGGGCACGTATACAACTGTTGGTCCATTCCTTGGCTTGATTAGTAATACGTTCACCGCATCCGCATCTGACACAATGGCTTCGCATACATGGACTGAGTTCACTGCTTATACAGTTGGCGGTTCTGCGGTACGTGGCACTGCTGTTTTTGCAGCATCTACTTCTACTGGCTCTACACCTGCTAACGTTACATCAAGTACAGCATCGGCTATTACTTATACGATTACAGGTTCTGGCGGTACTGTATATGGATGTTTCCTGGTTACAGGTTCTGGCGCAGTAAGTACACAAAGCTCTACAGCAGGTGTGCTTTATTCAGAGGGTTTGTTCTCTGTAGCCAAAACAACAACAGCAGGCGACACAGTTAGCGTTACATACAGCACCACCGCTACTTCTTAAGGAGCCTTAGATGGCTACTTTAGTTCTGGCGGATCGAATACAAGAAACTGGGACAGTATCTACAGGTACTGGCTCGGTTAATCTTGCGGGCGCTGTTAATGGGTTTAAGTCTTTTATCAATGGTATTGGTAGCGGTAATGCTACCTACTATGCAATTTACGACCCTATTACATATGCTTGGGAAGTCGGAATAGGAACTGTTACGGCAGGTACGCCGAACACACTGTCTCGTACAACCGTACTTTCTAACAGTTTAAATACCACGGCGCTGATCAGTTTTAGTACCTCAGATACGCTTACAGTATTTTGCACATACCCATCTGAAAAATCAATTAACTATGATCAGAACGGCACTGCCACAATTGGCTCAGTGCTTGGTTATAGTGATACAGGTATTGTTGCTTCATTTGCGTCTACTGTTGCTGGGTACAACCAGGTTATTTTGCAAAACAAAAGTAATGCAACAAACGCATCTACTAACTTTAACGTATCTAATGATACGGCTACAGCAACTACTGGCTACGCTGAACTCGGTATTAACTCTAGTACATTCAGTAATGGTGCAGGCGCGTTTAATATTGCTGGCGCTGCGTATCTAGCTTCTTCGTCTACCGACCTGGCAATTGGTACGTACGGCGCTTACAACTTACACTTCTTAACCAACAGTAATACTACTGACTCCATGACCATCTTTAATGATGGAGGAGCTTCTCTTGGTGGCTTAGGCGATCCAGGGTTAGGAAACATAGCAGTTAATAACGCAGTGCTCGGGTTTACACCGATTACATCTGCAGCGGGGACAACAGTACTGACTTCAGCTTCTACGCAAATTCAAGCGGTTGTAGGTTCCTCGACTCAAACTATTCAGCTACCGCAGGCTACAACACTTTTAAAGGGTACCGTTTATACAATCTCAAATGCGTCTTCTGGCTTAGTAACTGTTAAAGATAACGCAAGTACAACATTAGAAACAATTACCACTGGCGGCGCTGCGCAGTTTTTACTAACTAATAACTCAACATCTGCAGGTTCGTGGGGTATTCGTGTTTTTGCTGCATCAAACGTACAGTGGGGAACTTCAGCTTTAAACTACGGTGGCAATATTACTGGCGCTACATGGAACGGCGTTACGATTGCTCCTGGCTATGGCGGCACAGGCTTAACAACATTTACTGGCGCAAACAATGCGCTTTACTCCACATCGTCTAGTGCGCTGGCTGCAGGTACGCTGCCTATAGCAGCAGGCGGCACAGGGACAACTACATCTACTGGTTCAGGTAGTACTGTTTTGTCTACCAGTCCCGTTCTTGTAACCCCCGCGCTTGGAACTCCCGCATCAGGAGTTATGACCAATGTAACAGGGCTACCACTATCTACTGGCGTGACCGGAACTTTACCTGCTACTAATGGAGGTACAGGTGTTTCTAACTCGGGCACTTTAACTGTCCCTGCAAACGTTACATACTCCGGATCATATACGCAAACATGGACTAGAACCGCTAACTCAAACGTTACTGTACCTGCGAGTGGTACTTTAATCGCAACTACAACTAACATGGCAGCCAACCCTGTAACGGGGACGCCATCTAGTACTACCTTTTTACGCGGTGATGGTACATGGGCTGCAGGTGTTAGCGGACCCACCGGACCTGCTGGAAGTCCCGGACCTACTGGACCTGCTGGACCTACTGGACCTACTGGACCCACTGGACCCACTGGACCCACTGGACCATCTTTTTCAACTGGGTTTAATACAGTTGGAAGTGTGAGTAGTTTAGCTGCTGGTTCAATACCACCAGGAAGTTCACCCGGTGGTTCATACACAGGTAACGTAACTTATAACTATAATGTTGGTTCAACAACAAGTCTATCGGGAACTTGGATTTTTCTTGGTGGAAGTTTTTCTACCAACGGGGTAGGAATTAGAATTTCTTAAAGGTTTATCATGTTCACTGTAACAAATTTTGTAATTGAATCTTTATCAAATCCCGTTTATAAAAATGAAGCCGGTACTGAAATTGATTGCGACATAAAATGGCAGCATTTGGATAGGGTTTACCCGTTTAGATCAAATGATTCAGATCCCGAACCGCATGGGCAACAGCTATATGCTGATTTAAAAGCCGGTAAATATGGTCCAATTGCGCCATTTGTTTTTGACCCAGTAAAAGCAGCGTCTGATATTAGAATACAAAGAGACGGGTTAATATCCAGAACAGATTGGACTCAAGGTGTTGATGTACCGCAAGCAACAAAAGATAAGTGGGCACCTTATAGACAAGCGTTACGAGATATAACCAATCAACCTACATTTCCAAACTCAGTAACATGGCCCACTCTACCAGTGTAATAATTTATGCAACTTGATTTAGCTTTTCCAACTCCTATTTATATTGCTGAAATAGATAACTTGTCTGCAGTACAAAACGAACTTTTAAACTGCTATTCTTTGCTTGTGCAAAATAATGCTTTTACGGACACTACGCACAAACAATTAAACAATTGGAACAGCTCAACTGCCAACCTAAGTAACTATTTCCAAGAAGAATTAATTAGTAAGTACAAACTCAGTAGTTTTGAAGCGGAGTTAGATAAAAAGCTAAAAGCATATTTTAAAACAATGGATGTTCAAAATTTGCCTGAGTATAAAATTCAGGCTTCATGGATGTCTTTAACTAAACACAAAGAGTACACGCATAAACACGCGCACTATCAATGTGATGTGTCTGGTGTTTATTACATACAAACTAACGGAGTTGATGGAGACATTTCTTTTCATTCGCCAATTTCAACATTGGAAAACTCATATCCTTTCAGAACTGTTAAAGCCATTCATTATCCGCCAAAAGTAGGTAGACTAATTTTGTTTCCTTCTTTTCTAGAACATGAAGTTTATGAAAACTCGACGCAAGATGATCGAATAAGTTTTTCGTTTAACATTGTGTTTAACAGATTTATTTAAAGAGAACATAATGGAACACTTACCGGTTTGGTATCTTGGACAAGTCCCTATAGTAGACTGTGATAAAGCATATTTAGAATATATGCAGATCATTGCGCAAGATGCATCTTTAGGTACAGGGGGCGCTAGACGCGATCACAATATAAGAAATACTACGGTTAGATTTGCGCCTAAACATAATTGGTTTGGTGATAAGATGTATCAATACGGACTGCTTGCAAATAAAGAGTGTAAGTGGGATTTCGATATAAATGATTTTGAAGCTGTTCAATTTGCTGAATACAGAATAGATCAAAAATATAATTGGCACATGGATACGTTTCCATTATCAGGACAGCCAACAGATCGTAAAGTTACTGTAATTTGTATGATGTCTGATCCAGATGATTTTGAAGGTGGTGAATTGCAACTACGTATGTATCAAGATTTTACACCCCCTATGATGAAAGGAACCATTATTGCGTTTCCGTCTTTTCTTGAACACCAAGTAACGCCTGTAACTAAAGGTGTTCGTTATACCGCAACCATGTGGTTATCTGGTCCGAGGTTTAGATAATGTTTGGTTACGCCCCGTTTGCTCAAACACCGTTTGCAACACTACCGCAAGCGGGGAATAACTACGTTTTAACAATATCAGAAGATTTACAACCAGCGGATTCACAATCAACACAATCTAATTTCTTAATAACAGATACTGAGAACATTGGTTTAGCAGACCTTAACTCTGAGGGTGCTCTTTATTTTGAAAATATATCTGAAAATATTGGCATTGCGGATTCAAGTACTCAAACATCGCAGTTTTATTTTACTGATACTGAAGGCATAACAGTTGGGGACGCAGAATCAATTAATGCGCAATTTGCTGTTAGCGATACAGAAAATATAACAGTTGCAGAGGTAGACACAGCATATTTTGCAGCGTTAGAAACTGACACCGAAAACATAACAATGGGCGATGCTAGTACACAGCAGTCAGCATTTAATTTATCTGATACGGAAAACTTTGGTGCAGCGGATTCCCAAGTATTCAAAGCGCAATTTGCAGAAGCCATAACAGAAGCTATAACAATAGCTGACGCCAATTCAGAAACCGCTGCGTTTTATTATGCAATAGCTGAAAACATTGGTTTGGCAGATACCGAAACTATTGTTACGGTGTTTAATTTAAATATTACAGAAAACTTAGGTTCAGCCGATTCTTATACGGTTACAACGCAATTTAAATTAAATATTGCTGAAAATTTAAACCCAGCAGATTCAAGCACACAGAGCTCAACATTTTTAGAAGCTATAGTTGAGAACCTAAACATGCTTGATTTGCCTAACGAAGTGTACTGGATTAAAATAGATGACTCCCAAACACCAAATTGGACCGCCATAAACGACACAACGACTTCAGGGTGGACGCTAATTAATAACATCCAAACTACAGGTTGGATCAAAATAAACAACAGTCAATAAGGATACAACATGTCAAGTACCTACTCATCAGATCTTCGTATTCAGTTAATGGGAACAGGCGACCAAGCTGGTACTTGGGGCGCAACCACTAATAACAATTTTCAATACATTTTTGAACAAGCAATTGCAGGCGTTCAAACAGTTTCTGTTACCGCGACTCCACAAGCATTGACTTATCTTAATGGGGCAACATCTACCCTATCTAACAACCAAGCAATTGCCGCAGCGCTAATATTTACAAATGGTGGTGTAAACGCTAACTTTACAATCACTACGCCAAGCGGTTCTCAAAAGTTATATGTTATTTATAACAATACTGCATATACGGCAACTATGCAAGTGACAGGTTCATCGGGAACCACCGTTACTATTCCATCACAAGTTACAACAAAAGTTTATACAGATGGTACAAACTTTTATGCAGGCAATACAGGAACTATTGGTAATTTTAGTATTAACGGTACTGGAACAGCTACTACGCCATCAACCGGAGATAACTCTACAAAGATTGCTACTACTGCGTTTGTAACTTCTGCTTTGCAAGCCGCCTATCCTGTTGGTTCTATTTATATGAACGCGTCTGTGTCGACTAACCCAGGCACTTTACTTGGGTTTGGTACATGGGCAGTTATAGCTTCAGGACAAATGCTGCTTGGTAATGGTGGCGGCTATACTGCCGGTTCAACTGGCGGTTCAGCAACTACTACACTGTCTACAACAAATTTACCAAGTCACACTCACGGGGCTTCTGGACTATCTGCCAGTTCTAGTACGGCAATTACAGTCAATGACCCAGGGCACTTGCATACTACTACGTTTGGTGGCGCACTTGTTTATGGCGCGAATTCAGGTCCTGATCCCGGTGCAGCTTATACTGCTGCAAGCCAAACTAATACCGCTGTTACAGGTCTTAACGGAACAAACGTTACTGCTAGTACAACAACAAGCATTTCAGGAAATACCGCTGCCACAGGATCAGGAACTTCGTTTAGTACGATCTCTCCATATTTAGTTGTATACATGTGGCAGCGTACTGCTTAAGGATTAACCATTGAGTTCCTACTTCTCTTCCAAGCTGCAAACGCTGCGTTTGCTGGCGTTAAAGAGTTGTGCGCTATGTACAACGAAGGCAAGGCGCTTGTCAAGGATGTACAAAAAACAGTTGGCGAAGTTAAACAGATTGGTAAGGAAGTTAAGGGCATCTGGGGGTGGCTAACCTCGCTCTTTGCTGAGCCTGTTGAGGAAAAGAAAACTCTACAAGACATCCACCCTAAGAACCAAAAAAAGGAAAAAGTAAAGTTTGATGAGCAGGTTATCTACGCTGAGATTGGCGATCAGTTGGTTAGCTTCTTTAGAAATTACAAGGCTTGTGCAGACGCAATACACGAGGAAGAAGCAAGGATAGAACAGATTTACGATCCAGACGGGGAAACGTACGAGAGGGCAATAAGACTTGTGATGGCAAAAACTCAGCTTGAACAGATGCGAGTAGACCTAACGGAGTATATGATTTATCATGTACCGCCAGAGCTGAAAGATTTATACTCACGAGTTAACGAGATGATTGGGTCTGTGAAGACCAAGCAAGAGATGGCGCGCAAGGCGGAGCTAAAGAAAAAGGCTCAAAGATTGGCGGATGCTAGGGAAGCGGCGGACAGGGCTTGGTTGATGGGTGCTTGCACAGTGGTGGTCATTTTTATCGCAATCTATTTGGCAGGACTGATGTGGGCAATAAATCGAGCGAGTCATGGGGGTATGTAATTACCATTATTGTGTTGGCACTTCTTTTTGTACTGATACTGCCGGTGATTGGGATCATGTACATGGACATCCATCAAGAGCGGATATTGATTGCGAATGATCTTAAACGGATTGAAAAGCTTAAAAAAGAACTTGAGGCTCAGAAGGACAAATGAGAGTATGCGCTTTATTGATTATGTTATTAGCGGGGTGCGAAGACCGTTACCGCTACCATTGCCAAGACCCCAAACATTGGAGTGATGATGACTGCAAACCGCCCTTCTGCGTCGCCACGCAAACTTGTCCCGAATATTTTTCAAAGCCTGCTAATGGCAAAGCCCAAGACAACTGAGCAACTCAACGCCGAGACAAATAGATTTGTTATCCGGATGTTTAGCATCGCCCTAGTGTTTATTGTTATGCTTTTTGGATATAGCATTGTTTTTACCGAGCAACCTCTCTTTAATGAGGCTCCTGCTGACAAGCAAATATTTACGGTGCTGACTTTGATTGGGGGACAGCTACTCACCATACTTGCCAACTATATTAATAAGCCATCCAGCCCTACAACATCTTCTTTTAACCATTGCCCGCCAATGGCGACTACAATTAAACAAGAAGAAAAATTAATTTCAGCCATTGAAGGTAAACCCCTAGTGACACCAGCAACACCTAAACCGTCTCCATTTGGCAACCCTAACGAGAGGCCACCATTATGAAATATGTTATTGCTATTATTATCTTTACTAGTTTTGTGGGCGGGGTTTATGAGTTGGGCCACCATCAAGGCTATGCCCAATCCCAAACAGAAGTAGCGGCGCAGATTGAGGAAGCAAATAATGAAGCTCGTATAACTGAACGAAAATTAGATCAAAGAATCGCTGATTTATCTACCCAACTAGAAAAGGTGCAAGATGA